AGTGTTCTGAGCCATGATCACGTGGCCCTCACGTGGGAATTTCACAATCGGGTTGATCTTCACTTCGGTAAGACGATCCCTCTCAGGCTGATTGATACGAACCTGGGTGAGCGTCACGAAGTCAAGAGCAGCTCTATTGAAGCCTGCTGGAGCGAACCATGGGAAAGCAACTCGGTCGTTGTACCCCAAGGCAGCTAGACTGCCCACAGAGGCAGGAACCACAACCTTACGGTTATTGGCTGTATCATCAATCACGATATTCGGGAAGTAGGCAGCGACATAATTGTTGTCCACCACACGAGACTCAAAGTTGTCTGCCGTTGTTAGAACATCGATGTATCGACCAATGTCTCCATCGAAGACACGATTTCCATTGAAGTCGTAGTAGGCAATGTCCATGATATACATGGACAGGGTGTGTTCCTTGGTCTTAGTTCCTGCATCGTCAGTCACAAAAGAGTCTCGGATTCCTGGGATTACCAGCAGATTGTGCTGGGAAATGAATGGATCCGTGACGATTTTTACTGCTGTTTGGAAAGAGAAGATTGTGGAATTGCTCTTCCCCACACCGTTCTGGTTGTAGCTGAATCCTGGAGAGATAAAGGAACCATTGGCTCCTCCCCCAGCTTCCGAGGATGTTGCCTTGTCGTTCATCCGAGAAGCATTTTTATCCAGGATGTTAACGCCATCAAAACCACCGTACATGACCGTGGTGAACTTGGTGAAGTCCGAAAACCTGTTGAAGTCAGCAACTTCGGTGCTCTTCATCAGAAGAGTCGCCAAAGTCACACGAGTCCCGTTGGTGTCCGTGATGGTGTAATCTGATGGATCCACTGTGCCATTACGGATATAGGCTGTTTCTTTCATGTGTGTGTCGGCCGAACCGGTCACATCCGCTAGGGATGTATTGCTCAGGGCTACACGAGACAGAGTAAACTTGTTGCTGTTGAAGTCATCGACACGAGAACCGGTTACCAGAACATCCAGCTTGGAAATGCCATGAAACTTTGTCAAAGCGCCCACAAGAGCATTTGGTTCATTGGAAACGTTCGGGTTCAGAACATTGACGTTCCTCTCATTCTTCACCCCCCAGTAGTACCGGGTGTCAACCACTTCGTTTGGTCCAGGGTATCCCTCGAACGCAGCAGAAGCAGAAACCTCTCCCCGGGTTACCTTGAACCGGAATGGAAGAGGCGGAAGAACAGCAGCCAGCAAACGGTCATCCGTGTTGCCAGAGAGTCCAAAGGACCCAGAGGCGCCCAGGCGAATGAATGAACCCGACACTCCACCGGTTGGGAGTGCATCGGTCAGGAGAGTGTTTGTGTTGAGGAACTGAAAGCCTCTGAATCCAAATGGCAGTACTTTGCCAGGAACCATCTTCCTAGTTACAGCCTCATTCATCACCACACGAACAATTTTGCTCCTGTTCGGGTTGCTTCCGTCCTTCACCAGACGCCGATCTTCAGGGTCAACCACATCGAAAGAAAAGGCAACCTTTGTGTCCCCAACAACCTTGCCAATGTAGTTGTCCGAGTCTGGATCCATGGTTAGGTTGTTGAACTGCTCAAGAATTTTTGGCTCCACGTCCGTGTCGTTAAAATCACGGATTACTAGGGAGAAAGTTCCGTATTCATTCCTTGGGTCTGCCGATGCTTTTAGGGCTGCAACAGAAACCTTGAATTTGTCATTCGAGTAAGCACCATCATCCAAAGCTTCCACATAGAACAAATCGTATTCTGTCTGTCCAAATGGTTGAGAGATAAACCAAGGAGTCCTTGGAGTAGTGTACCTGGTATCAAATCGACCAAAAGCATCTCGTAGACGTAAAGCAGTATCTCCAGAAGTTGTGGAGGTGTTGGCCGAACCCGATACCACCCCAATCATGTTGGTGCCGGTAGAAACCGCAGCAATTTCATCATCTACCGCAAAGTCACAGTAAAGGAGATGTTTCTCGGTTTCGAACTTGTCAGGATCCGTATTCAGGATCTTTCCAATGTAGTTCTCATTGGTTGGGTTCAAAGAAGCCGTAAGGATCTTGATGCCAGCAAATCCGTCAGTTGTACCAAACGTAGAACCTGCCGAGCTAGAGATTACCAGCTTGAAGGTCTTGTACATTGGGCTGGAGATCCCCAGGTCCAAAGAGGCAAAGTCATCCATCACACCCGAGAAAGTGTCAGATGAAGACATTACCATGATCCTGGCATCGTAGGCTGTGAACAGAACTCCACGGACAAGATACGCATCCGTAGATGAACCAGTCGTGAAAAAGCTAGCATTGTCCGAGAACATCGGGAGTCCGTAGACTTCCGTTCCCGTTACAACATGTTTGGCGACAATGAACTGAGTAGCGCCCTGAAACCTAAGGTCAGTGGCACTAACAGCCGAACCAGTCAGCTTGAAGCCGGCATTGGTTACCGTCCCCTTTGAAAGAGTAGCGTCAATATCCGTCTGGGTGGCATTGGCTCCAGCCCCAAGGACACGGACAAATGTACAGGCAAAACGATTATCCAACCACTTTTGCACAGCATAAGGAGCCGGATACTTTGGATTCAGGTCACCAAACTTAGCCTGGAAGTCTGCAAAAGAACCCAGCGTAACAGGTACAAAAGCAGGTCCACGACCTGCGGCGCCAACCACGGCACTTGGTGTGCCAGATGGCTCAACCACCTTAGCGGACAGGTCAATTTCGCGGTCATAGAAACCCGGGCTTTTAAATACTTGGTCTGGCATTGCTGTCCCTCTCGTTTACCTCGTGCTGCTGCTAAAGTGCTGTCTTGGGAGCAACACATTACTTCAGACAGCAATTAGCTATTGAATCGTCTTGGATAATTATGGACCTATACGGGTGATTCCATATTTCACTTGACTTACCGCTTTTGTCCTGTCTCTTGGATCGTAGCTATAAATTCTTCCAAGCTTTCAAAACCAGAGGCAAAGTAAGCGGTTTCCCCTTTCTTCTGGTTAGCTTCAAGGATGCGAACGTATTTCGTTTCCTGTTTTCCTGTTGTTGGATTGTAAACGGTCTTTTCAACAAGGAATTTCCCATCTGTGGTAGATTCTTGAGCAGTTGTTGGGTCCTCTTCGATGTCCGTGAGGGTGAAATTCGGATCCTTTGGTTGCTTGGGGCCTTGAGGGCTATGGACTCGCCCGGTTGGAACCACCGTTTCAAAGGAAATGTCGGTAGCTGAAAGTGTTCTCTTGATGGGAACAGGGTTTCCTGGTCCATTTGGAGCAAGAAGGAAAGCTTTTACCGTCATCTGGACGGTATAACGGATCACTCGTTTGTCTTCCTTGAAGTCATCGAAGTTCTCGGCCGAACTTACCTCATCCGAGACGCTGGCAATAAACCAATAGCCCTTCGGAGTATTCAGTCGGAACATCTTGCCCTGGGGCAGTTGAGCCGACAGAAAGGTAGAAATGAGGTAGTTCATGTGGATGGTGAAGCTGGTCCAGAACGTTACCTCGTAGGTCGCTGTATAGAACTGAGGCTGCGGGATTGTAATGATTTCCCAGACATTGTTTCCCAGCTTGGGGTCCAGGAGGGCTCCCTGAGCGGTACCTGAATCCTTGTTGGGGCCAAAAGCGCCTTGTTCCCTGGTTGATGTTGGATTGCCAGGATTCAGGTAGTCAATAGCCAACTTGTTGAGCAAGTTCTGGTAGTCCCGGTCTTCATGAGCCAGCCTCCTGCGAATCACCAGTTCTCCTGTAAATTGGTTCATTCCTCGGCTGGTGAGATCATCAGGTGCTTGAGTGATGCCTTTTCTCCGGATGGAAATGGCTGGAAGAAGAAGCTGTTTGCTTTTGTCCCGAGGGGGACGCAACTTCTTTACCAGTGCAAACCTCTCGCCGGTCGCCAAGATCACGTAAGGCTTGTTAATGTTTTGAGGTCCATTTTCACCGTCTGGAATAACGGTATTGCGAAAGCCAATACGTTCATCAAACAGGGCATGCAAAGCCACATCCACATCCTCTAACTCACATGGAGGAATTGCAAAATCAGAGGGGGAAGAACCTTCATAGCCAGAAGGGAGATGATCTACAGGACTTCTCTCATCTCTTTGGATGTCAAACCGAGTGCTGTTTGGCTTAGGGTCCACCATGTGGTTAAGTAGACACTCTCAAACTTCAGGCTCCGTAATCCAACAAAACCACCCTCTGATCTGCTGTTTTGCCCCAATGCTCCAGGTTGGTCAAGTCATTGATATTCAGCCTAATTTCTGACCTCCCAAGCAAAGCTGACATCTCCTGGAACCATGGCTTCAAGAAGAACACATCCAGGTTCTTCCCCATGGAGGCATACGGTTCCTGCTTGAACTTGGAGAACTTCGCCTTTATCACCTCCTGAGATTGCCCAGGGTCGCGAAGCTTCTGGTTCTCGGCCAAGAACATGGCAACCACGACCCATGGGAGCCCCGTGAGGGCTTCAAAGTCTTCCTCCGAGGAGAGAGGACGTACCAACTCAGAGGCAAGCCAGGAGCCGTCCTGGGAGGCTTCAAAGAGGCGGTCCACAAGAGGTTGCAAGGAGGAGTTGACAACATGACTACAGTATGAGACAGAAGGGACGTTTTGACTACTCATCGTACAACTTGTTCGCCTTTAGGGTTGCATCCACATCAACCCTCCGAGGACCCTCTCCAAGAGCCACAGGAGGGTAGTCATCCCCGATACGCTCACGGACATCCCGAACGTCTCCTGTCGGTCCTTCCTCGGTCTCTGGGAGACCCCTCTGCTGCACAAATGGAGTTGGGGTGGGGTGTTGGTCGGTTTCAGGGCGGAAGAACTTCTTGGGGTCAAACTCTCCAGCACGAGCCAGCTTCCCGACGATTTTGAAACCGATGTCATGCTCCACTTGACCAAAGAAGTTGTTGATGTTCACAGCCGAGACAATTTCGTATGCTTGCTCGCCATAAGTGAAAAAATCACCTTCGGAAACAACAATGCCCTTTTGGTCCAGGTCACGGGCTTGGATGAATACTTCCAGTTTGTTATCCTGCTCCGCTCCGAATTGGTCCATTTTGGTTTCCCAGTTTGGCTGACCAACAAGAGCGTCTACCCGAAGGGGATTCTCAAAAATCTTCTTGACAGCCTCGTTGTAGACCGGGTGTATTTTGGTCTTCAAGGTGCTCACAGGCCAATAGATGATTTGCTGCCCAATGATGTCTTTGATGACTTCCTTGGCAATATCGTTGAAGTAGTCTACCTCTCTCTGAGTAATGAACAGCCTTGCCATCTCCCCCTCCTCTTGGTTATCTTCCACCCTGAGAATGATTCTCAATTAGAACATCTTGATCGCATGGGTTGGAGGCATTGGAAGGAATGAGAGTTGCTTCATTAGGTTCTCAGCCTTGGTAGCTTCCATCTCGGCCAGCTTGTCGTAGGACAGACTCTCCAGTTGGACCTTTAGATCCTCTAGGAGCTGCTTCTGGTCCTCTCTAGCCTCGGTGACGAGGGCAGCTCCGTCCAGCTCCACTTCGGCTCCTGGAATGGGCACACGGGCCACCTTACGACGGATACGGCCCATGATCTCCGTACACAGAGCGAAGGTCATCCTGGCAATCCAGTTTTTGGCCCACTGGTTGAGTGTGGCATAATTTATCAGACCGAAGGGAATGTTGGCGGGGTTAGAAGCTCCATAAGCCAAACCAGAGAACCCGGAAGCTCCAGCAGACCCACTGACGCCTCCATAGGAGCCGCTAGTGTCAATAAAGGGTCCTGTAGGATCCGCAGAAAAACCCACACGAATCCACACCTTGTCATTCACACCTGGGATAACGGAAGAAGGAACCGGGAAGAACCGGATGTTTCTTCCTGAAATCTTGTAGTTGTAGTGGCTCCTTCTGACCTTGCCAGCCAGCTTGAGTTGTCCAGACCGGAGAACATCCTCGTACAGGGGGAGGACATGGAATCGGGTATCGGTATTGAAGGCACCCAGAGGAATACCCACACCTCCAATGTTTCCGAAATTGGAGCCAAAGGAGGAGTTGAAGAGATATTGAATGGGAGCGTAGTGGAAAACCTCAAATACTCTCATTTTCCCTCCAGAGCCAGAGAGCATAGAGTAGAGAGGATTGCCGTACTGGTCCTTCAGGTCTGTGAACAAGTCATAGTCCTGTTTACCAACAACCATATCAATAGAACCAGAAAAGGAGTTTTGAGTAGAGCCGAAACCGATGATATTGGCATACGGTTCGGCCATTCTGTCAAGCCACTCCAGGTTGGGCATGACGTAGGTGTTGGTGAGGTTGATGGTATTCTGGTTAGTGTTGGGATTCCAGGAACCCGTGGGGACGCCGAGAAGGTTGGCAAGATTCGATTTGGCTTGATACTCAATCACCCAGCCATTGAACATGCGAGTTGCCTCTTCAAAGGCTCCCCAGATTTCCTTCTTTGTAAGCTCGGTGGAGAGAACATCTTCACCCAGCTTCCTCTTTACGTAAACCACCATGGAATCAGCATCTCGCTGAAAAGCAGGGTCCGAGTCATAAAGGCCAAATGGCGTTGGGTATGGAGTTTGATTGAAATTCGGCATGTTCCCACAGGGTAATTATGGGAATGCCTTGAAGGAAGGAACGTTATGTCTTCTTGCTGAAAGACTCTGCCATCACGTCTTTGCCCTTGCGGACCATATCAGCGATGAACTTGGCCCAACGGACCATCTTGGGGTTTTCAGAAACCTCTGGTCCCAGGTCGGCCAGGATTTCCTCATCTGGCTTGTCGCCGTAGTACACCATGTTGGTG